GGCCCCCTTAAAAATCCCGCGCTTTGGAGCTTCAACGCTCCAGCAATTACCGCAAAGCGCAACGCTATAATTAGATACATTTCCCTCATTAAATACATTAAAAGACTTTCCACACTCATCGCAATTCTTAATCATTACTGCCTATCTATGAGCCCACCTTGAGCTCATAAGGCGAGGATAGCGGAGGCTAATCTATCCCGCAAGTAGGCAGATAATAAATCTTTCCAGAGTGTCGGGCTAGATAGCTCTGCCAATACATTAAAAGAGATCTTGGGAAATAGTCAGAGAAAATCCAAATAGTGAGATGAGGCAAGGCGAGGGCTAAGAGCTGGAAGGCTGGCAAGGGTTGAGTGCTGGCAAGAGGTAGGGGCGAGAGCTAAGGCAACGGGCTGGAGAGTAGGGCAGAGCTCCAGCCTTATCGGGCAGGGCAGGGCTATCGGTTAGCGGTTTATTAACTAAGGCTGGAGAGAATTATTAGGGGAGAGGGAGCGCCGAAGGGGTAGCGAGCCCTCACTTTTTTACCACACTTATCCACAGCTTTATCCACAGGGCAGGCCGTAGCGCCTAGAGCGCTAGGCGCGACAAAAGACCGACCGCGGGTGTTAAAAAACAGGCGGGCGGGTACTGTACTCCCTCTCTAAATATCTCGACTAAAGTTGATGGATCCTTTACTACTGTCCTATATTGTCCGTATTTATTAGTGACTTTCGTCACAAATAAAAGATTTATGAAACAAAAGCGGGAAACCGCTTTTTTTTCCTGCCTAATACAGTATAGACAGGTAGACAAGGCGCACAGGTCTACCTGGCTATAGCTTCGCTTACGCTACGCCCGTTAGGGAAGTAGCAGTAAGCGCCCCCAAGGGGCGAAGCGCCGAACGGCAGTGAGGTGCTAAGCACCTCTTTTAGTGGGGATAGTTCTACCCAAAATCCGATAGGACAAAATGCCAGAAAATACAGCAGAGATAGCCAAACGAGTTATCCTCTCTGCTATCGCAGAAGGTATGACAGTAGAGCAAGCTGTAGCCTCCGCTGGTAGATCCTACAAGTCTTATGAGTATTACCGCCGTACTGACCCTGTCTGGAAGGACAAGGTAGACAGAACTAGGCTAGGCCTACGCGGTTCCTCCTTCATAGAGCAAACCCTTAATGATATTACCTTTGCAGAATTTAGACAGCGCTTTCTAAAGTCTAAAACCTTTCCTCATCAGCAGAACCTAATAGATGTTATAGAAGGCAGCCAACCTGCCTGGCTTCATCCTTCGATGAAGTACGAAAAGGGTTTAGCTAATAACCGCATCCTTATCAACATTCCTCCAAACCACGCCAAGTCAATGACAGTCACAGTTGACTATGTAACCTGGAAGATTGTCAATAACCCGAACTTTAGAGTTCTAATAGTTTCCCAAACCCAGCGTCTAGCCGCGGACTTCCTTTATGCTATTAAGCAGCGACTGACGCATCCAATGTACGAAGAACTACAGCAGGCATATGCCGCTGGGGTTGGGTTCAAATCTAAGACAGCCTCTTGGCAGGCTACCCGCGTTACCTTCGGTGATGAACTCCGTGAGTCATCTGAGAAGGACCCAAATATAGAAGCTGTCGGTATCGGCGGTCAGATTTATGGTAAGCGTGCCGATATGATTCTGATAGACGACGCAGTTACTTTATCTAATGCTAATGACTTTGAACGTCAAATCAAGTGGCTTACCCAAGATGTACGTTCCCGTCTTAACCCTACTGGTAAGTTAATTGTTATCGGTACCCGCGTATCAGCGGTAGACCTCTATAGAGAATTACGTAATGCTGATAGATACCCTGGTGGCTTAGTCCCTTGGACCTATCTAGCAATGCCAGCTTTACTTGAATCAAATGAGAACCCTGATAAGTGGGTTACTCTCTGGCCTTATTCAGATCAACCCTTTGATGGTCAAGAAGAATCTGAGAAGACAGAAGAAGGATTATATCCTCGCTGGAATGGACGCAACTTATACAACGAGCGTCAAGCTATGGATGCCTCTACCTGGGCCTTGGTCTATCAACAACAAGATATATCTGATGATGCAATCTTTGACCCAGTATGTGTGAAAGGCTCCATTGATGGAATGCGAAAAGCAGGTCGTCTGGTGCCTGGCGGTCCAGGTCATCCCAAAGACCTCAACGGTTTCAGTTTTGTTTGTGGACTCGACCCAGCAATGGTCGGAGACACAGCGGCGGTATGTTATGCAGTTGATAGGGTTTCTCATAAGCGCTACATTGTTGACGCTATCAAGATTACGCGTCCTACGCCTGCACAAATCCGACAGCTCATTACCGATTGGACTAACGTATATGCACCTGCGGAATGGATCGTGGAGCGTAACGCCTTTCAATCTTTTCTCACACAAGATGAGGGAATTAGGCAATTCCTTGCATCCAAGGGAACTGTATTAAGAGAACACCATACTGGTAATAATAAGTGGGATTCAGGCTTTGGTGTAGCTTCTATGTCTACCCTGTTTGGTACTAAGCAAGCCGATGGAAAACATCATAGAGATAATCTGATTCATCTTCCATCAGACCAAACCGAAAACGTCAAGGCTTTAATAGAACAACTTATCACCTGGTCACCTACTACTAAGGGTAAGACCGATATGGTTATGGCTTTATGGTTCTGTGAGATTAGAGCAAGAGAATGGCTCAATAACGGAATACATACAGCACACCATATGAAGAATCCATTTTTGTCTCGTTACGAGCGAGGCAAGCGTCTAGTAGTAAACATAGACGATTTAATAGCAGAACAACAACGTCAATTCATCTAGGGAGACATAATGCCAAAGAAGCCAACGCTTGATGATTTCATTGCTAAGAAGAAGAAAGTTCCTTCTAAGAACAAGAAGTATCCTGGAGATACAGACGTTAAACTACCTGGCTTTAAGAAGAAACCAGTAATTAAACTTAAAAAGAAATAAGGACAAATGTTATCAGTCAAAGAGGTAGTCGCAAAAGTTGCTCGTCTACAGACGAAGTACTCTGCACGCGACCAGCGTATGCGCGACGTGCTATCAGTACGTCAGGGAGATATCAGCAAGGTTTATCCTGCGATGTTCTCAGAAGATTACCCTAAGCCTCTTGTTGCTAACTTTGTAGATGTAGCTGCTCGTGACCTAGCAGAGGTAATGGCACCACTGCCATCATTTAACTGCGCTGCTACCAATATGGTTTCAGACTCAGCACGCAAAGCAGCAGATACTAGAACTCGTATCGCAAACTATTACGTCTCTATGTCTGAACTACAAATTCAGATGTATAACGGTGCTGACTGGTTTAATACTTATGGAATGCTACCAGCAATGGTTGAGATGGATTATGAAACAAACAATCCTAGAATCCGTTTGCTAAATCCTTTTGGTGTATATCCAGAGATTGACAGATATGGTAGAACTATTTCTCTGACGCAAACAATTCAAACTGATGCAGAGACTTTATCAGCACAGTATCCAGAGTTTGCTCCACAGATTATGCCTAGATTCCAGAATTCAATGGGCAGTCCTTATATCACAATGGTCCGTTACCACGACAAAGACCAAGACTTAGTATTCCTGCCAGATCGCAACAACTTAGTTCTATCTAACTTACCTAACCCTACTGGTAAGTGTATGGCTCGTGTCGCTGTTCGTTCCTCCCTCGATGGCGAAGCACGCGGTCAGTTTGATGATGTTCTAGCGGTACAACTTGCTCGTGCTCGTTTTGCTGTATTACAAATTCAAGCAGCAGAGAAATCTATCCAGGCACCTATTGCTATCCCCCAGGATGTCCAAGAACTTGCACTTGGCCCTGATGCAATTATGCGTTCTGCTAATCCGCAGGCAATCAGGCGTGTGCCGCTAGAACTTCCACCTGGAGTCTTTACTGAATCTAGCGTTCTAGAGCGCGAACTACGTCTTGGTTCTCGTTATCCAGAAGTACGTAGCGGTAACGTTGATGCTTCTATCATTACAGGCCGCGGTGTACAAGCCCTACAAGCTGGCTTTGATACACAAGTGCGTGCAGCACAAGCACAGTTTGCAAGACTATTCACAGAACTTGTATCTCTCTGCTTTGAAACAGATGAGAAGATCTTTGGCAATATGACCAAAGAAATTAAAGGCGTAGATGATGGTACTCCATTTAATATGAAGTACATTCCATCTAGAGCTATTGCTGGTGAATACGGCGTAGATGTGCGCTACGGCATTATGTCTGGTATGAATCCAAACAATGCCATTATTGCTTTACTACAGATGCGTTCCGATAAGCTCGTATCGCGTGACTATGTACGCAGAGAAATACCTATGGAGTTAAATGTCACTCAAGAAGAACAGCGTGTGGATATTGAAGAGATGCGCGATTCTTTGCGCGTTGCTGTTGCTCAGTATGCTCAGGCCATTCCAGCACTTGCGGCCCAAGGTCAAGATCCTTCTGCAATTGTTTCTCGAATCGCCGAGGTAATCAAGGGTCGTCAAAAAGGCTTACAACTAGAAACTATTGTGGAGAAGGTATTTATGCCAGAGCCACAACCTGAAGTCCCAACAGAAATGATGGGCGAACAAGTTCCAGCAGCAGGTATGGCCCCCGTTCCTGCCTCGCAGCCAACTCCAGAACAAATGGGTGCGGCCCCTGCTGCTGGCTCTCGTCCAGATATTGCTACGTTACTCGCATCTATTGCAGGCTAGGGAGGTGTAAAATGAAAAAAGGTGGTCGTGCAAAGGCTCCAATGGCAAAGCCAACAGAGGGCAAGAAGGATATGAAGAAACCAGGCGGTAAAGTCGAATTTGGTTTCGCTCCTAAAGGTCGTAAAGGCAAGAAGGCTTAGTTTTACCCAGAGAGGATAGAGCGTGGACGAAGATAAAGATTATGTACCACGTTCTATCACTCTGGCAGATTTTATTGTAGTTGTATCAGGTTTTGCAGTAAACATAGTTAGAGCATTTGAAATGCTTGCATCAGAGATATTAGATTTAGCAGTATATAATGCAAATAGAAAAACAAAGGTTTCCAGAGCTTGGGAACAATTTACTTCAGATTTAGAAAAGATGGAGGACAACAATGGCTAGAGGGCCAATGGCAGGTGTATCAGGACCTGGTAAATTCTCCAAGAGAACAGATGGACTTTCATTTCAATCGCCAGAATATGGCGCAGGTGTAGAGAATGCTGCTAATAAAGCAGGAGCTCCACTAGCTAAGACTCCAGATGTACGTCCAACATCTCGTAGCGAGATGGGTATGGCTCCAAGTCAAATGGAACCAGTGACTCCATTGTATGCTCCATCAGGTCGTCCAGATGAACCTATCACTGCAGGTATTGCAATGGGTCCTGGACCTGGACCAGAAATTATGGGTGGAACTCCAATCCGTATTAAGACCTCAGATACTTTAGCCAAACTACTACCTTTTGATGATACTGGCGAAATTGCTATCTTGTATCAAGAGGCACTAGCACGAGGTAACTAATGTCAGATAGCCTCAAAGCCGCATCAATGGCTGCTGGACTAACTGAAGCAGAGAAGCGTGAAGTTAATGCTCTTATTAAAGCAGTAACTGTAAATAAGCAACTCAATAATCTTCCAGCAGATGTAGCAAATAAAGTTTACAGCTCAAAGCCAATTTCACAACAGCAATCTTTAGTGCAAACATTTGGCACAGAAGATCCTGTAGTTAAGCCAGACAAAGGCGTGCTAGGTACTGCTTGGCACTATACAGGTGGAGCTGTATGGAATGCTGGCAGCAAGTTAATGGCTGGCTTACAGAATGTATCAGATTTTACTACTCGTCTTTATAGAACTGCTGCTATCGGTACAACCCAAGGAATGGGTCTTGCTGATGCGTGGGATGAAGCAAATGACAAAGGTGACAAGGTATTTAATCCTGGTCGCATAGGTGATGCCCGCGCTAAGTTTGGTAATACTGCAGTTACTATTGCAATGCGTATTGCTGCTGGCGAAGAACCAGAAAAGATTATGGCCTCTGCTACTCCAGAAGAGCAGAAGTATGTTCGACTTGCATACAAAAAGGCTGGAACTCAAGCAGAACAAGATTTGTTTCAAGATACTATTGATGCAGTTAATGCCTCTAAGTATTCTCCAGGTAGGCAAGTTGCAAACTTACTGCTTCCAAAGCAGATTGAAGGATCAGGCTTAGCCTACAAACTTGTCTCTGGTGTTGTTGATGCTGCATATAGAGTATTCGCAGACCCACTTATTATCGGTGGTAAAGTATCTAACGCCTATAAAGTTTCTAAGTATTCAGTAGATGTACTCTACGGTAACTTTGCTAAGGGTG